GGTATCCCTCTGAACCAGAAGCGCACCCTCGAGGCGCGGCGCAAGCTCGTCGCCTCGTACTTCATCGGCGGCAACCACATCGGCGCGCGAGAAATCAAGGACATCACCCGGGCCTTTACAGAGGGCACTTGTGAAGTCTCTTTTGTAGGTGGAACGGTCTATATCCATGTGAAATCCGACATCAAGGACACACCACCGGAGGATGACTATTACTACATCCTGCGAAAGAAGATTCCCGCGCACCTCGGCGTATACACCAACATCGAAATCGAGTTCTCGGAGCAGCTCTATGTTGGCTCGAACGCACTCGAGGGCAACCGGTACGACATTGTGCCCCCGCCACCTGTCGGCCAGAGTGCAGCCGGAGAGCTGCACACCGGCAGCTATATCACGCAGAGTGACAGAACTGGCATCGACCTGCATCCGCAGCCCGGCCTCTCGTTTGAGACCGGGCTCCACGCAGCGGCCGTCGTCCTCGAATCGAGCAAAACGGCCGTTGACCTGCCTGCACCGGAGCGGCGCAGCGCACAGAACGCGCTCCACGCCCGCACAGGCATGGTTGAGAGCAGCCGAACGGCCGCAGACATGATTCTGTATAGCGGCTGGGAGGACAGCGCAGAGGGCACCGTAAAAACCGGCGCGGCCTATGCGCAGACCACGCTCGTCGCTATCGCCCCGACATTTCAGCAGGAGCGCGCGGCCGCAGCATACACGGCCCGGACCGGCTGTGGCGTCATCGAGAACACACACTACATTGTGCAGACAGCACAGAAAGGGAGCATCTAAATGGACGGTTCTATTACCACCAACAAAGGCATTGCCCTTATCGGCAAACTGCTGGCGCAGAAAGGCGCATTGCAGATTACCCGCGTCGCGGTCGGCGACGGCACTCCTCCTGCATCCCCGGCAACGCTCAACGCCCTCGTGCATGAGCTGAAAAACGCCACCATCGAGAGCGTGGACAACCCGAAGAACGGCGAGGCGAAAATCGTCGTCACCGTTTCCAGCATCGGCGTGACGCAGGGCTTTTTCGTCAAGGAAATCGGCGTCTTTGCAAAGGACACTGACGGCAAAGAGATTCTGTACGCCTACGCGGGATTCTCCGACAATCCGCAGTGGATTCGCCCCGAGGGCACGGCCATCACCAACGTGGCAACCTACGACATCAACACCATCATCGACCGCGTTTCCGAGGTCAAGGTCACTATCGACCCGTCGAGCCTCGCCACTAAGGCAGACCTCACCAAGCTGGACGACCGTATTTCCGCACTGGAACGCAAAGAGCACGTCAAAATCTACGGCGTCCGCTGGCCCAAGGGCGCGAGCGCAAGCAAGGGTGAGCGCATCTACGACAGCGTCGGCATGACGGCGGAGGCTGGTGTTGGCAGCCAGACCGTCACCAACGACTTCGACAAGGCTTACCCGTTCGCAGGCCGTCGCCGCTGCAACGGCTACCGCGACGCAGACCGCACGTTCCATGTCACTGCATACGAGGGTGAGCCGGGCTACACCACAAACGACCCGGCAAAGCTGGTGTATGTCGAGACGCCGGAGTTTTATTACTTCGACGGCCTTGACGGCGACTACGAGGTCATGGCCGTGTCTACCTACCCGGTTCCGGGCTTTGAGTTTATGCCCCGCACCTACTCCGCCGCCTACCTCGTCGCTATGGAGGGCGAGACCGACAGCAAGAAGCCCACGAGCCGGAGCGGCGTATTCAGCAACTACAACAGCCCGAACGGATGGGCGACCGACATCAAGAAACTGGGCTCCCAGTACACCGGTATGCTGGCGGTCGATAACTACATCGACGGTCTCCTGATGATGGTTGAGTTTGGCACGAAAGACGTGCAGACTGTCATCATGGGCGCAAGCGCCCTGCCGTATTCTGATTCTCATGTTGCGCTGGCAGCAGAGGACAGCGCGAACCGCATCCTCATTACGAAAGCGCAGGCAGCAGACTACGTCGTCGGCCAGACTATCAGCCTGTCCAAGAGCAACATTTGGAGCGATGAAGTTGCCAAGAACCGCATCGTTACCAAAATCGAGGACAAGAGCACGGACCAGACCTACCTCTACTTCGACGGCGCAGCAGTCAACGTTGCCGAGGGTTGCCATGTGAGCTCCCGTCCGTGGGTAAACGGCGCGGCCGATGTTGTGGCGGCCAGCTCTGGCTCCACTGTGGACAACACGAGCGGCAAATACCCCTTTATCTACCGTGGCAAGGAGAACCCCTATGCAAACGCATGGGTCAATGTGGCGGACCTGTTACATGTCAGAGAGGGAACAGAGGGCAATTACAAGTACCACATGGCCTATCTGCCCGACCCCACCAAATACGCAGGAGGCACGGTATCGTCCGATTATGTGCAGCTCGACTTCGAGATGCCCGGACAGGACGGCTATGTCAAGGAGCTTGGCAAAGACCCGCGCTATCCTTTCATCCGCGTAACCAAGACAATCGGCGGCAGCTCCTCCACCTATTACGCTGACTATTACTGGTACGGACGCAACGCGGTCAACGCGGTGGTTGCTGGCGGCAGCCTCGCTGTTGGCCGGAGCTGCGGCCCTCGTTACTTCCACTGCAGCAATGCCCCGTCGACCTCGGACTGGTACCGCCGCGCGCGTCTTTCTTAAAATACCTGACAGCAGGGGATTGGGGGCGGCCAGCCCCCTTTCTTCTTCTGTCTTTTTCTTTCGCTTTTTAACTCCAAACAGGGACTTGGTGTGCTCTGCTCGCGGTGATTGCTGGCGGCAACCTCAATGATGGCCGGAACTACGGCCCTCGTTACTTCAACTGCAACAATGCCCCGTCGAACTCGAACTGGAACCGCCGCGCGCGTCTTTCTTTATGCGTTCCCATAAATTATTGCACACCATTTCGCCGTCCTAGAGACAGCCGGACCCGGAGAACGGGCCGCCTTGCCACTTGGCAAAAATACGCCACATCAGGTGGGAGCTAGTAGGACCGGACAGGCCTCGAAAACCCTCAAGGCTAAAAGAAAGAGGTGAATGCCTGTTGAAAAGGGCAGGATTCCTGTATGAAAAGCTCCTCGACAGAGGGCTTATCAGGGACGCCATCATAAGGGCATCACGGAAAAAGCGTCGCCGGAGGTCGGTGAGACGCATCCTGAATAATATCGACCATTACGTCGATGAACTCTACACCATGATTGCGAACGAGAGCTTTACGCCCTCGCCCTACCGGAGATTCACCATCCGGGACGGCGCAACGCAAAAGGTGAGAGAAATTTGTTGCCCGAAATTCTACCCCGACCAAATCGTCCACTGGATGATGATACTCGTTCTCGAGCCCGTGTTTATGCGCGGGATGTGCGAAACGAACTGCGGCAGCGTCCCCGGACGCGGCGCGCACTACGGAAAGAAACACATCGAGAAGTGGTACAAGCTGGACCGGAAGAACACAAAATATTGCGCAAAGCTCGACATCCGAAAATTCTACCCATCGTCTAAGGCCCTGGCCGTTATGCAGGAACTGCGGCACGTTATAAAGTGCAAGCGGATGCTGCGGCTGTGTGAGACGGTGCTGAACAGCTCGGACGGCCTGCCGATTGGCAATTACACCTCACAGTGGTTTGCGAACTTCCTTCTGCAGCGGCTCGACCATTTCATCAAGGAAGTGCTTCACATACGGTATTTTGTCCGGTACATGGATGATATGTGTCTCTGGGCATCGAGTAAAAAGCTCCTGCACAGAGCGGTAAAAGCAATAGAGAAGTTTCTGGCGGGCCTCGGCCTTGTGCTCAAGGCGAACTGGCAGATATTCCCGACGGCTGCCCGCGCGGTGGATTTTCTTGGATTCCGATTCTTCCGCGAGAAAACGACCTTGCGAAAGAACCTCGCTCTGCGCTTGAGGCGGAGGGTGAAGAAAACCTACAAGCATACCCAGAAAACAGGCAGAGTGCGAGCACGGGACGCAGCAGCGGTTATGAGCTACTGCGGCTGGCTGAAACACGCACATTGCCACGGCTTTTTCGTGAAGTACGTTAAGCCGTATGTGAATTTCAAAAAGCTAAAGGAGGCTATCAGACATGAAGCGAGAATACGCGCACGAACCGCCTATTGCGTCGGTAACGCAGCTCAACCCCGAGCAGTGTGAGGTGCTGCTGCACGAGAACATCAACGCGGAGACCCGCACCACGACCGGCGCAAACGGCGAGGAGCAGACCACCGTATACACGGCGCAGGAGTACACCCTCATCATCCCGTGGCGGGAGGGCATCGAGGACAGCATCAAGGCCAACGTCTCCGCATGGACCGAAATGGCCCGCAAGCAGGAGCTCGAGGAGCTGCTGCCCAAAAAGCTGGACGAGCTGGACAACGCCTGCCGCAAGGCAATCGTCGAGGGCTGCTGGGTTGAGCTGGCGGACGGCTCCACCCAGCACTTTGCGCTGACGGAGGCAGACCAGATTAACCTCAACGTCGCACTCGAGGCTGTGAAAGCCGGAGCAGAGGGCTACCCCTACCACGCGGATGGTGAGCTGTGCTGCGTGTTCAGCGCGGCCGACATCAACGCTATCGCAGAGGCAGCCATCGCACACAAGCTGTACCATACCACCTATTTCAACCACGCGAAGCAGTGGGCCACCCGCGCAAAGACGGCGGACGAGCTGGCGGGCATCCACTACGGCGCGCAGCTCCCGGAGGACCTTGCGACCAACATGGCGCAGGTCATCGCCAGTGTATCGGGCAAGTAAGGCGGCCGCGCTGTTCCTGACCGGAGGCACGGCCTACGCACTCCTCGAGACGGTATGGCGCGGGCATACACACTGGACGATGTTCGTCCTCGGTGGATTCCTTTTCCTGATTCTCGGCGAGCTGAACGAGGGCCTGCTCGAGTGGGACACCCCGCTCATTTGGCAGGGCGTCATCGGTTCGGCCATCGTGACAGGAGCGGAGCTCGTTACCGGCATGATTCTGAACGTCTGGCTCGGCCTCGGCGTTTGGGACTACTCCGGGATGCCATTCAACTACAAAGGGCAGATTTGCCTCCCGTTCAGCATTTTGTGGATTTTCGTGTCTATCGCGGCCATCGTCCTCGACGACTGGCTGCGATATTTGCTGTTTGGGGAGGAGCATCCGCACTACACATTGTTCCGGCGCGGCGAGAGCCGCTGAAAGGAGCCGCCAATGAACCGCGAGGAGAG